ATTCTGGCCAAGCAGCCGCTTGGCGGCCCTAACCTGACTGATGAGCAGATGGCGCAGGTTACGCGGAGCGTGATGGAAAAGGCTGGTATTACCGGCCCCCGTGTCGCTACGCCGGATGTCGTGAAAGACGGGTTCAATACGGTGGGCGGCAAGATCAACAGCTTGCAGAAGCCCTACGCGGTGCCGGTTGATGACACGCTTTTGAATACGGCGGCAAAGGTTGAAAGCGATGTATTGCCGCGAGTAGGCAGGGATAACAAAGGAGCGGTGCAGTATTACATCGATAAGATCACCAATGCTGAGAAGCTGACACCTGACATGGCGCAGTCAATTCGGTCGGACCTTCTCAAGGACATCCGAGGTGCCGAGGGAGCACATCAGGAGGCATTGATCGAGTTGAAGAATGGCCTGGATGACGCGCTGGCGCGGACCATGCAGAAGGCCGGCGACGACGCTGGCGTCGTCGCGCTCAATGAAGCGCGCAACCAGTACGCTCATCTCCACATCTTGAGCGATGCGCTGAACCGGTCAGGTGCAGCGGGTATGAGAGGCGAGCTGACGCCGTCGGCCTTGGCTGCCGCCTTGAAATCCTCTGTCGGCAAGGTCGGCTTTACCAAGGGTGAGGGCGACCTCAACGATCTGGCGCGAGCCAGCGCCGGCTATTTGCAGCCGTCCAAGGACAGCGGCACGTCGACACGCGAGGGTTATTGGAACCCGGCCAGGTATGCGCTTGGAGCGGGCGGGCGGCTTGCGATCAATAATCCGGTGATGCAGAAACTTTGGGGTAACCAGGCGGCTGCCACTCCGGTGCCTCCGTCGCTCCTGCAAGCTCCGGTCGCTGGTGCCGCCAACGCTGCCGGGGCCAATCCTGGCCCCGCCGACCGCATTATGGGTCTGCTACAAGCGGGTGTAGGTCTGTGATGAGACCACCTTGTCCATAAATTCCCCTTGGCTTGGGCAAGGTAGACCCGCTGTTTTGCAGCGCTTGCGCTCTGCGTGCCATGCCTCCCACGCCTCCCACCATGCCTGCGATGCCTGGGCGCGACCCTTCTCCTCTTTCGCCCAATCTCGCGGCTTGGGCCCAGAAGGGAAGATGAAGTTGGCGGCGATGCCGATGCCAAGCAGCCACACGAAGATCGTGGCGGCCCAGTTGAGCAGGTCAATGAAGTTGATCATGCCGCGACGTCATACGCATTGCGCAGGGCCTGTCAAGGGAGGCGGGTGATGGGTCTGCTTGCTGACGGCACCGACGACGGGCTCAATGAGTATCAGATCGTCGTTCCTCCGCGCCCCGGCGACAGCCAGGGCACGCCGCTCTACAACGGCCCAGGCGGTGCGCCCTCGACCTACGGCAGCGGCTACACGCAGCCCGAGCCTTCCTTCTGGGAGCGCCTGCGCAACATGGCGCCGACCCGTGAGGGCGTGCGTCAGTTCCTGACCACGCCGTTGATTAACAGCCAGGGTCTTTCGTCGACAGGCGAGGCGCTGGTCGGAGGCGCTGTCAATGCGCTGCCAGGTACCTCGGTCGCTGATTTGCCGTCGGCGGGCAGTGAGTTCATGGATGCTCACCGTCGCGCTGATCTGCTTGGCATGGGCACGGCAGCGCTGAAGGGTGCCAACTCCCTCCTGGCGGCGGTGCCGGTTGTCGGCGCCATTGATCGAGGCCTGCTGGCTGGCGGCAAGGCGCTGACCAAGGAGGCGCCGGCTATCGTGCGCGACGTCGAGCGCTCGGTGCCGAAATTCACCGAGGGCGGCATTCCGGTGAACGCTAACTCGCCTGCGTTCAAGCAGGCGACGGCCGAGGCCAAGGCTGGCGTCGAGGCCGCCGGCAAGGGCGCTGGGCCGCTGACCCTCACGGGTGACCAACGCATCCCTGGCATCGTGCAGGAGGACATCCCGCGCTTTCAGCCGCCGAAGGGCGTCTCGCAGCGCCTGGTTGACGCCATGAATGACCCCAATGTCGAGGCCGGCATCAGGCAGAGCATCGAGGAAGGCAAGCAAATCGGCGCGCACAATTGGTACCACAACAACCCGCTCTACCAGGCTTTCCAGGATGAGCTGGGGCCGGTGAACGGCCACAAGGAGTTCATGAAATACATGGACTACCAGTCGGCTGCCTCGCCGCGCAGCGACGTGTCGACCAACATCCGCAACGCCTCGTACTACTTCGTCAACGAGGACAAGCTGCCGGGTGACAAGACGTTCTCCACAATGCCGGCCAACCCGCAGCCCTTCGGCCACCTGGCGCAAAATCTCCACCGGGAAAACGCTGACGTGGTGCGCGCCAACCAGGGCGACTGGGGTGGCTACGACATCATCAAGAACCCCAAGCCGCCGAGCTTCGGCACCAATCTGGGCGGCAACCTGCAGCCGGTCGCGGTGGATGCTCACAACTTCAAAAACATCGGTATGCGGACGGGTGACCCGCGCTTCCTGGCGACGTCGCTGCAGTCGCTCTCGCCCACTAATCCCTTCGCGTCGAAGATCAACCAGGCGGCGCTTTCGGCTGAAGACCTAGACAAGCTGAATATGGCACAACGCTTCGGTGAGCCGGCCGGCATGAAGGGCGACAAATACAAGGTCAACTACTACCCGCAGCAGCTCGTGCAGAAGGGGCTGCTGTCGATGGACGATGCGCTCAAGTACCCGACATTCTGGGATGCCAAGCCGAGGAACAACGAGTACGGCGCGGCTGAACGCTACTGGCAGGGGATTGGCGGGGACATGGGGCTTGCGCCCGCCGACGCCCAGGCGGCGGGCTGGTCAGGCGCTGGCGGATTAACCGGCCTGGCGACGCCGGCTGACAAGACATTTGGCGAACTGCATAACGAGCGGGTGCTCCATACCGCGATGGTGCGCGGCGAGGACTCGAAGGACACGCTGCGCTATTTGATCACGAAGCAGAAGCCATTGCTGAGCGTAGCGGGTCCTGGCCTGCTTGGGGGTGCTGCTCTATGGGGCGCCCAGGATGACGAAGGCACCCCTCAGTGAGGTTTGATCCAACGGCGCTCGCTACGGTCGTAGACCATGCCGAGTGACTTGCGCCAGCGTCGGAAGCGCGCTGCCAACGCCTTGGGGTGAAACGACCATCTCATGTGGGCTCCTTGAAGGAGCTTGCGCCCCCTGCTCGTTGTGGCATCCTGATATGCCTTACGCAGTGGGTAGCCTGCCAGACCCCTTTAAGCAACCGAGGCCCAGCACGAGCGGGCATGCGCCATGGTCAGGCAGGGGGCGCTGCGGTGATCCTGGCGTGTGGGATTTTGTGGGGACTAGGGGTCCAAAGCCGTCTTTTCTCCTCTCTATAGACCATCATAAAACCCAGCAAATACAGGCATTCATAGGTCGGCCCATTAATTTTCGATTATCGCAGCGGATACGGAGGCTGTAGCAATAAAAGCCTGCACCATAAGGGGTGTTGACGCCTCCCTACTCAATGCGTATACCCTCTGTGTGCCCTTGCTGTGTGGGGTCAGAGGGAAAAGCAAAATGACTGTGATGAAGCGCGCGGGTTCGCCCAATTGGTTCATTGAGTTCAGCTACAAGGGTCAGACGGTGCGCAAGACCTCGGGCGTGCCGCTCGATCAAGTCGGCGGCAAGAAGGAAGCCAAGGAGGTCGAGGCGCGCTGGCGCGCCGAGATCGACGACGAGATCAAGACAGGCCGCACCCAGGCGTCGCTCTCGGTGGCGATGACCCGCTACTTCAATGTGAAGATCAAGCCCAACGATCCGACAGGCGAGGACTACTTCAAGAAGATGAAGAAGATCCTGGCGCACTTCGGCCCCGACACGCTGTTGGCCGACATCACCAGCCAGAAGATCGCCGACTGGGCCGAGGGCATGCAGGCCGGCGGCCTGCTCGAGCACCGGGGCCACGGTGTGTGGAAGGCCAACAAGGACAGGGCTTACAAGCCGCGCTCGATCAACGCCTACCTCGCCTGCCTGCGTGCGGTGCTGAAGAAAGCGGCGTCGCCCGAATGGAACCTGCTCAAGGCTGCGCCGGAAGTGGCGATGGTCGACGGCAAGAAGCCCAAGCTGCGCTTTCTCGATGCCGACGAGGCGATGGCGCTGGTCAAGGCCGCGCTGCCCGACAAGTCGGCCAACACCGACAGCCTGCACCTCCAGCAGCTCATCCGTTTCCTGCTCGGCACGGGCGCGCGCAAGAGCGAGGCGCTGAACCTGACGTGGCGCTGCGTCGAGCTTGCCGGCAACGGCATGGCGTCGGTTCGCTTCGAGGACACCAAGACCGACGTGCCGCGCACGGTGCCGGTGGGCGACACGCTGCGCGACATGCTGATCGAGATGAGGGCCGCCCAGCAGGCGGCCGGCTACACCGGCAAGAAGGTCTTCGTCTACCTGAACGGCCAGGGCGAGTGGATGGAGATCAAGGGTGTCAGCAGCTCGTTCCTGACGGCGCGTGCCAAGGCTGGCCTGGGTGACGATGTCACGCTGCACACGTTGCGCCACACCTATGCGAGCTGGCTTGCCCAGGACGATGTGTCGATGGCGAAGATCGCCGTGCTGCTCGGGCATTCGACCGTGACCACGACGCAGCTCTACGCGCACCTTGCGCCCAGGCACCTGGAGAGCAGCGTCAGCGTTTTGGAGCACCGGATGTTGAAGCTGGAGGCCTGAGACTATCGATCAGCTTCTTGATGTCGGTCGGCGCACGCCGACCGGGTGACAGGTAGGGCGGCCTTATAGGGCCGCCCTTCGTGCGTTCGGCAGGCGCCGTCATGCGGCGTTGCAGATGCTCGTCGAGCATCTCGCGCGAGTAGCGTGGCCGGGCGCCCAGCGTCGAGCGCGGCAGGCGCAGGCGATCGAGCTGGCGGGTCGAGACCCGCAGGTACTGCGCCGCCTCGCGGCGCGTCATCCAATTAGGTTCGCTTGCCATGGAGGATCTCCGAGACGCGGCCGACGTCGATGTTGAGACGATAGGCGATCTCTTTCTGTGCCAGGGTCGGGTGTGCCGCACGCAGTGCCCACACCTCGGCCCGCTTGGCGGCCGTGATGGCATCAGCCGTCACGCGCCCGCGCTGCAGCGGTGGCCGGTTGGCCATCTGGCCGCGCAGCTCGCCGAGGACCGGCACCATCTGCTCGACGAAGCGCCACTGCCGGCTCTCGAGTGCATACTCGAGGATCTTGATGGCCTGGTCGAGCTGCGCGCGCTGCTTGGCCTTGGTGCTGGGTATTTCGAGCATGCCGTTCCCCTCAGATAAAACCTCGCCTCGCCCTGCCATAGCCAGCCCCACCACAACGCACCCGACCTTACCCCGCCATGGCCGGCCACGCCCAACCACCGCCCTGCCTAACCTCGCCTCGCCCAACCTTGCCACGCCTTGCCATGCCCGACCCCGCCGCACCGCGCCATGGCTCGGCTCGCCTAGCCAAACCTTGCCGAGCCCGACCGAGACATGCCGGACCACGCCTTGCCCCGCCACGCCCTGCCACGCCAGGCCACGCCACGCCAAGACCGTGCCACGAGCAATCAGGAAAGGTTTACAACCTTAAAGTGCGAAATTCCGTACCTCCCGTATGTTGGTCTGTTATCGCCAACCCCAACCAACTGCCCTGCGCGTGTCGCGACCTGATGCAGAAAGTCGGCCGAAATGTACTCGGCCACCGTGATCAAAAGGACAGCTTGGATACGCCATCCGACATTGAACGCAGGCCGGTGCCGGGTGATGCCGTTGCGCTGAACCATCACCCGGCGACGATCGACGTAGTGCCATTCGGTGGTGGCTTCAGGGCACAGGATGGGAGCCAGCGGGGTCAGGCAGACTACGCCCGCCTTGAACAGGTCCATGGCGCTCTTGCGCGGACTGCGCGGGTCTTGCTGAAACTTCGCCGCATGGATGATCGACTGCCGCAAATACTCGCCGGGAAGGCAGATCTGCTGTTCGTCGTTGCGGTAGACATAGCTTTCGAGATCGTCCGACTTCTTGGCCTTCGATCCCTTTGCCGCCTTTGACTTTTCCTCGACACCGTCGACCGACCAGCGATGACAGATCAGGTCGGCGTGGCCGATGATGCCAACCTCGACGTGAAAGGGCGCCGCCCATTCAAGCTGGACTTTTGCATCATTCGTTGGCGGCGAGCCGAGCCCGCGTACTTTGCCGTTGGTATCTGTTCTCGTTTGCATCATTTCCTCCTGGTTAAAAAGAACCTCGCCACGCCATACCCCGCCATGCCTGACCGAGCCGGACCCGACCACGCCATGGCCTACCCGACCGCGCCATGCCGGAGCGCACCGGACCCTGCCACGCCATGCCTTGCCCCGCCTTGCCGTGCCCCGCCGTGCCAGGCCAGACCACACCTCACCGGACCCGACCGCGCCTCACCGGGCCTCGCCTGACCACACCACGCCCAACCTGGCCGTGCCTTGCCCTGCCGTGCCGGAATAGACCGGACCTGACCGCGCCTCGCCTCACCACGCCCAGCCACGCCCAGCCATGCCTTGCCATGCCTTGCCACACCGAACCAAACCTTGCCCTGCCAGGCCATGCCGCGCCGAGCCTTGCCAAGCCGCACCGCGCCATGCCCGGCCTTGCCTCGCCATGCCTTCGCCTTGCCCTGCCCCGGCTCACCGATCCGCGCCCGGCCCAGCCTAGCCGGACCAGGCCAAGCCGTGCCTCGCCGCGCCTCACCTCGCCATGCCTACGCCCGGCCAAGCCTCGCCCGACCAAGCCTAGCCCGACCTGGCCGTGCCCTGCCTTGCCCCATCTCATTCGACCTCGATGCCGTGTTCCACCGCCCAGGCGGTGGCGAAGTCGATCAGCTCGCTCATCTCCGAAATCCCCATGTCGCGGGTGCCCATGAGCAGCGACACCCGGCCGGCGCCGTTCAGTCCCTCGACCAGGCGTGGCTCCTTGCCGGTGGCCAGCATCCAGCCGTGCAGCAACAGGTCGTGCCACGCGCGTTTGCTTTGCCGTTCGCCGTCCCAGGTCAGCGTCGACTGGGCGAGCTGAGAGCACAGCGCGTAGAATTTCGCCGACTGGTCGAGGGTCCGGGGCGGCGGGCTGATCGTGACCAGCCAGCCGCTCGGTGCCTGGCGCACATGCTCGCAGGCAAGCTGGCGCGTGTTCAGCCCGTGCAGGCGGATGGCGATGCCGTCGGTCACTGCAGCTCGGGCCCTGGGTCGCCCGGCTCCATGCCGGGCGGCAGCGGGTCGGACGGGAAGGTGTTCTGAACGGGCTTCGGCTTGCCGATCAAATCAAAGGCGCGGTTGGCCTCCGAGGTCAGCACCGCGATCTCGCTGGCGGCGAACTTGCCCGAGCCGAGGGCACGCCCGACGCAGCCGGTCACGAAGATCTGGCGTGCCTGGTCGGCCCCCGAGGGCATCCCGACAGGCCCGCCGCTGCCGCCCTGCACGACCCGTGGCTGGAAGCCCGTATTTCCCCTGTAGGAGGCGCTGCCCTGGGCGGGTGGCTGATAGCCCGCCTGGCCGCCTTGGCCCTGTACGGCTCCCGTAGGGCCACTGGCGACGATGGTGACCAGGCGCTCCTGGTCGGTGCCCTGGCCCCAGGTCTGCTGCTTGATGGCGACGTCATAGGTCTGGCCAGCCTGGAACTGGTCGAGCAGGTCAGGCGGGCACATGATCACCTCGCCGGACACGGTTTTCAGGTTGCCGTATTTGCCGCCCGGCTTGGGGGAATTGACGTAACGAACTGAGATATTCACCTTTGCCTCCATAGAAATTGCCATGCCTTGCCGTACCTCGCCATGCCACGCCCGGCCTCGCCCAGCCCCGCCCGGCCTCGCCCAGCCCCGCCTCACCACGCCGCGTCATGCCGCGCCGGAATTACGCGGAAGGACTGCCACCCTCTTTGCTTGCTTCACCGCCTCAATCATCGAGGGCCGCCAATAAAAACTTTCGTAGTTTGGTGAAAAACACGACAGCGCATCGATGCCGTTATCGACGCGGCTTAAAAAGCTTTTGAGTGCGAGAGCACCCTCGATCACCCTGTCGTAGGCCTCACCGGTGGCCTGTTGGACGATCTCGAAACGCGTCCATTTTTTCGGTGACGTGTAAACGAGATCGAACGGCACGCCGAAGAACATCGAGTAGCAGCTCACCTGCTCGACATGCGCCGGGTCAGGCGATGACGGGATGCGCCAGGTCGTCTTGAGATCGGTGCCTCGATCGGGCCAGATCCAATCTGAGTAGCCTATTAAGGGCACCGAGATACCCGGCAAGGTCAGCTCGATCTTCGCCTGGCGCTGCAGTGGCACCGGCATGCCGTCGAAGGCGGTGCGGGCCTGGACCAGGAAGTCGAGCAGCGCGTCGTATTCCTTGACGGCGTCAGGATCGACGATGCCCTGGGCCTGCTCGTCCCATTTGTTCTGCATCGCCTCGAGCGCCGCGCCACCGTCGAGGCCGAAGAGCAGCCGATCGACACCGGCCTCGACCGCCTGGCCACGCCAGGCGCCAGGTCCGGCCTCGTCGGGGGCCTTGAGGAGGTACTTGCCAATCCACACGGCCGGCGCGTCGCGGAACAGGCGCAAGCTCGACGGGCTGAGATGATCTATTCCATGTTTTTCAAAAGGATCGTTTCCTGTGGTCATCGCCGGTCCCCTTTGCGAGTTGCTCCAGGGTGGTGTTGACCTCGTCTTCCAGGCGCATCCGATGATCGGCCAGGGCGATCATCCTGTGCAGGATATGCACTGCCAAGCTCCTGTCGCCCATCTCTATGCGACGCATGACTTCAATGAGCTTGTCTCGTTCGTGCCGGGTCACGCGGGTCCTCCCCGAAGTCCGGGGACGGTGAGCCTGGCGCATGCTGGATCAAGCGAAAAAACTACGCTCTGCGTAGGCGCTTGATCCTAATCAGGAAAAATCCTCCGCAAAGGATTTACGGTTCCTACGCAGTGAGTAGGGGAACGCGGGCTGGTCAGCGGATGCAGTCGTCCCAGGTCATCACCCGGAACATCGAGCTGACCGCCTTGCGCTCGATCGTCGTGTCGCGCTGGGGGTTGTGCTGGCGCAGGGTGAGCTTGCCGGGCGACTTGCTGGTCAGCAGCTGGCGCACCAGCACGCAGATCTCGTCGCCGTCGCCGTCGGCCAGGTAGATGACGACGTAGTCGTTTTCGCGCGGCGGCCGGTCCTGCTCGAAGATCACCAGGTCGCCGGCATCGCGCCATGGCTTCATCGCCGCGCTGGCCATGTAGAGGCAACGAATGTCGGTGCGCCCCCGGAAGGCCGGCAACGTCTCGAAATAGCGCGTCGGCTGCTTGCTCAGGACGACGTCGCAGGCATTTTCCACGGCGCCCGTCGTGGTCAGCACGGGTATCCAGCTGATGCTTTCGACGCGCGTCGTCGAAAGCACGCTGTTGTCTTTGCCAGGCGGCTTGCCGCCGGTGGTTTTCGTGCCGGCCGGCAGCAGCCGGTCGGCCGCCGGCAGACGCCTGATCAGCTCGTCGACCGACCAGTCGAGGAATTGGGCCGTCGGCCCGATCTCGTCGGGCTGCATGCTGCGGCGCCCGGCGATCATCTCGTAAACGCGCGGACCCTTCAGGTTCAGATGGCGCGTCAGCGCCGCCGGCGTGCGTCCGATCTCGCGCAACCTGGTCTTCAACCAGGGCATTTTTTCCTTTGCCATCAACACCTCTTGTCCCCACACCCGGCAATCATAGACCCTACCGTTTGCGTAGGAAAGGCCCGTCCGGGGAATTTTCAGCCCAATCCGTTGTGTCAAGCAAAGGCTCGGCCCCCATTCCATTGAGTTGCACTTTTCACTTTCATGACTGTACGCGAAGCGTAGGTTTGCGTTGTCTCGTCGCGGGCGGAGTAGCGTGGAGGGGTCAATGGAGCGGGCCGTTGATTTCGGCAAGGCGGTCGCCGCCTATGGCGGTTTCTCGGCCCTTGCCCGTCGCCTCAAGGTTCCCCTGTCAACCTGCCACGGCTGGGCCCGGCGCAACCGGCTGCCGCCGTGGCGCGCCAAGGACATCGCGGTCATGGCGAAGGCCGACAACAAGGACGTCTTTAAGCCTAAAGTCGCGCGCGGAGCCCGTCGCAAGCGGGTGGTGTGATGGCGGGCGAGGTCGCGCTCGACGCCGCCACGTTCGTTGTGTTCGCCGTCGTCATCCCGGCCGCCCTGTATGGCGGCTGGTTGCTCGTCATCAGGCTGACCGATCGGTGGCGGGGCGGCCGATGAGAGACAACGAACCTTTGGGTATCTACGAGGAGCTGCAGCGGCGGGCTGAATACTACGCCAACCAGGGCGAGGCGCTGCGCCGCCGCATCGTCAAGGCCGGGCCGGCCGACAACGGCGCCTGCGCCCAGCTCAGCAATCCCTTCAACATCGGCCGCGCGCTCAGGCTCAAGAACGGCGGCAGGCCGTTCTACACGCGCCCCAACCCCGGCCCCCGGCGCCGCCCGGTTCATGCCGATGCGCGTCTCGGGCTCAACATCCTGCAGGTCATGCAGGCGGTCGTGCTGGAGAGCGGGATGTCGGCCGGCGACATGATGAGCACGAGCCGCCATCGCAGGTTCTCGTGGCCGCGCCAGGTCGCGATGTGGGCGATCGATCGCTACTGCCCGGAATATTCGTATCCCGAGATCGCCTACGTCTTCAGGAAAGACCACACGACGGTGATGCACGCCATCCGGGTGGTCAATGATCGCCTGCAATGCCATCACCCGGCGACCGTGACGCTGACCGGCAACATCCACGAGCGCCTGCTGCACGCCGCGCAGGTGCGGTCGTGAGAGGGCAATCGGAAGCCCAACTCCAGGTGGCTGTCGCCCACATGCTGCAGATCGTGCTCGATCCCGAGCGGACGTGGTGGAGCGCGATTGACCATGGTGCCGGCAAGCTCAGCAAGCGTGCCGCTGGCATGATGAAGGCGCGCGGTGTGAAGCGCGGCATTCCCGATGTCATCATCATGTTCGCCGACGGCCTCACCGATCACGCGCACCTGATCGGCATCGAGCTGAAGTTCGGCAAGGGGAGGCGAAGCGAGGTTCAGGAGGACGTCGCCGCGACCTGGGCGATCTTCGGCAACGCCGTCTTCGTCGCGCGCAGCCTGGAGGAGGTCCAGGAGATCCTGGAGTTCTGCCACGTCCCGATGCGCCGCCGCATGACGATTTTCGGAGGTAGCCATGAAGGCATCGCTCCTCGCCGACCTGCGTCGCCTCGGCATCGTCGTGCGCGACATCCACGGCAATCAAAAGGTGCTCTGCCCGTGGTGCAGCGCCGACCGCAAGCACCGTAAGGACCCGTGTCTCAGCGTATTGTTAGAGGCCGACCATGCTCAATGGAATTGCCACAACTGTGGCGCCAAGGGTGGAATGGGAAATGGACGAGGCGCACGGGGAGGCGCTGGAGCAAAGAGGGCTAAATCCCGAGACGGCGGTGCGGCTTGGCTGGCGTCCATGCGCCGGCCCTGGTGACCAGCTGTGGATCGCCATCCCGATCATCGAACAGGGCAAGCGCGTCGGCACCAAGCGACGCACGCTGACCGGCAAGAAGACGTTCACCCAGGACAAAGGCACGCCGCAGATTTTGTACAACATCGACTGCCTGCGTGATCCGCTGCTCGCAGGCTTCCCGCTGATCATCACCGAGGGCGAGATGGATGCCCTGGCGGCGATCCAGTGCGGCTATCCGAAAACGGTGAGCGTGCCTGGCGGCGCGCCAGATCACGACGATGATACGATGAGCAAATACTGGCACTACCTGGAGCATGCGCAGCCGCTCCTCAGGGAGCAGCGCCCGATCGTGCTGGCGGTCGACAACGACAAGAACGGCAAGGTGCTCGAGGCCGGATTGGCGCAGCGCCTGGGCAAGAGCCGCTGCCAGGTCCTGGAGTATCCCACCGGCAAGGATCTCAACGACGTGCTGAAGGAGCGCGGCGAGCGCGCGCTGCGCGAGACCGTCGGCCTGGCGCGCTACGTGCCATTGCCCGGGCTGCTGCGGCTGAGCGAGATCCCGGAGCGCGCGCCCCGGCGCGCGCTCGACACCTGCATCCCCGGCCTGGAGCCGCACCTGCGCCTGCGCCGGGGCGACCTGGTGGTGGTCACCGGCCCGCCCGGCCACGGGAAAAGTTCGTTCGTCGCCAACCTGGCCTGCAACATGGCGTGGCACTGGAAGGCGAGGACGGCGATGGCCTCGATGGAGCAGGCGATCGTGCCCGACCTGCGGCGCGTGCTGCGGTCGTATCGCAGCGAGTGCCTGGAGCGCGACATGGGCGAAGGCCAGAAGGCCTTCGCCGATGCGTGGATCGACGAACACTTTTTTTTCCTGCAGGCCGACGAGGGCGAGGACATGACGCTCGACTGGCTGCTCGAGCGTTTCGCGGCGGCAAAGCAGCGTCACCAGGCGAGCATCTGCGTCATCGACCCGTGGAACGAGCTGTCGATTGCCGCCAAGCCGGTCGACTGGACGACCGAGCAGTGGGTGTCGCAATCGCTGCGCCTGATCAAGTCGTTCGCCCGCACCCACGATGTGGTGTTCATCGTCGTCGCCCACCCGCGCAAGCTCGGCCGCGACAAGAACGGGAAAATTCCCAAGCCGGGCGCCTGGGATATTGCCGACAGCGCAGCCTGGGCGAACAGGGCGGATGCCGTTGTCGTGATTTACCGTCCAGATATGCACGATAGTGCGATCACAGAAATTTCTGTCGAGAAAAGTCGCGATTGGTACGCAATCGGTAGGCCCGGGTGTATAAGCCTGCAGTACCAGGCTGAAATATCGCGGTTTGTCAGACCATGAGGAGGAAGCCAATGCCCCGTCGATGCCTGCTCACGATGACGCCGCTGGCCGACGCCTTCGCCCGGGCGAAGGCGAGCGTGGATGACGTGCTGCATGCGGCGATCGACGAGATCGACAGCTTCTGCCCGGCCGACGAGCAGCCCAATGGGCTGTTCACGTTCACGACGGGTGGCCAGCTGTACATCGGCAAGTGCAACGGCGACGGCAACGTGCTGATCGACACTGCGACCTATGAGGAAGGCCCGCTCATGACAGCGGGCCCGTTCAAGGGCAAGCGCCTGGTGCTGCCGAGGGGCGACAGCGAGGAGGATTAGGCAGGGCGCGGTGGGGTGTGGTTTGGTATGGTGAGGCGTCGCTAGGTTACTAGCGACCTGTTGCCTCTACAGGGAGGGCACGATGTCCGGTGAAGATACGGCTGCCTCAATTCAACCTCTGGCGGATCAAATTGTGGAATTGTGTCGAACCAGCGCCTACGACGATATGGGCTGGAATGAAATTGATCGCGCGCTCACCCTCGCCAGCCACCAGATCAAGCTGATCATCATGGAACACGGCACGCTCGACCCGTCGCCCTAATTCCTGGCCGGCATTTCGGCATCCATCTCGCGCAGCACTTCGACAAGGGAATTGCGCATCATCAGCCGGGCATCGGGCGGCAGCTGCCGCCAGTCGGGCAATGGCACCATCTGCATGATCGCCTGATCGAGCAGGATCTGGTGCTTGAGTATCTGGGTATGGCTGGCCAGCAGCAGATTTACTGTCTTGGTGATCCACCATGACGCCGTCGACAGGCCGAGAATGGCGGCGGCCAGGGTGAGGGCCAGCCATAGGTCAAGATTGAGTGTCATCCTTCCTCCCTCTCGCGTCGCGCCCAGGCTTCGCGAACGCCGACCAGGTGCAGATCGAGCAGAGCAGCGCGTTTGGCCTTCGGGTGGCGCATCAACCACAGGGTGAGCGCCTGGGCGAGCACGGCGCCCTGGCCGGCAAGGTCGTCCTCGAGCTCGCTGCACAGCAGCAGGTCAACGCCGCTGAGCGTCGCGATGACGAGGTCGGTTCGTTCGCTCATGTCCAGTTCTCCCCGCCACCGTTCGCGGTGCACTCTGCAATGTAGGCTATGGCGAGCGCCGTGCGCCCTTTGAGTTTGAGCTTGGCGCACATCTTGCGCAGATGGCTTTTCACCGCGCCCGGCGTGATGCCGAGTTCGTGGGCGATCCGCTCATTTCCCCAGCCATGCTCGGCAAGCACAGCGAGGACCTGGCGCTGGTCTTCGGTGCAACGATCCCAGATCGGCCTATTCACCATGCGGTCGTTCATCGCCCGCCTCCGTCGCTGTCCGACAGCGACCCGTCGTCGCCTGCGGTGACCTGCACGATGGGAATGCGGCTGGTCCGGCAGCGCGCCAACATGTCGTGCACGGCAGGACCGCCGGGCAGGCAGGCCAGGCAGAGATCCGGGCGGTGCTGCTTGAGCAGGTAGCGGGCGCGCTCGGCGCCATGCCGGGCGCCGCTCTGCCGCCAGTCGACGCGCTCGGTGAAGAGGTGGCGATTGTTGTGCCACGCCCAGCTGCGCGCCAGGGCGGCGACGCCGGGCGTGCCGCCCTGGAGGACGGCCATCTCGATTTTGGGGATGGCGAAGTCGCACAGCGCCTCGATCCGGTCGAGCATGTCATAGACCGGATATTCCTCGGCCGGGGCGCGGCCGCCGATGACGAGGACCATGAGCAGGCCGCGCTGGTTGAGGCGGGTGGGCAGGCTGATGTTCATTGTACGCTCCCCCGGAACATCCCTACCGTATGTGTAGGATGTGGTACAGCGCAAGTAGCCATTGCCGGACAACGACCGGCACGCCCGTATTTGATTTAATCAACACGAGCTTTGTGTGCTTGGACCCCGCGCCATAGAAGTGTGACAATAGCGCACAGCCAACAAATGCCGTTGACATAGAAGTGTGTCAGGCATAGATGTGTGGCAGGCAATCAACCGGAGCCGCACACATGACCACAGCCACATTCAAGCGCAACCAGCCAGTCCGCATTCAGCACGCCGCTGGCAAATTCGAGACTGGCCGCATCGTGCGCGCCGACCGCCAGCTGGCGGGCTGGTACATCGTCCGCTTCGACATGGACGGGGCGACACTCTGCGTTGCCGCCACCAGCCTGCAAAACGCCAATCCCTGAGGGGCTGCTGCCTGGGAACAGCGCGCTTCAGGACTGACCCCGCCACGGCTTAAAGGCCGTGTGCGGGGTTGGAGCATTGCGGGGCCGTGCCTGTGAAGGCACTGGATGTCCCCGTTTCTTGCAAGGAAAAACAAATGCTGAAGCGTTTCGCTCTGGCGGCGGTGGTCACCGTCGCCCTCTATGGCACCGCCTACGCTGGTTACCGCCAGTGTCAGACCTCTTGCTACTGGGTCGGCCAGCAGCAGTACTGCAACACGCAGTGCTACTAGTTCCGGCGCAGCAGCTGCGAGATCAGGGCCGCTCTTCGGAGCGGCCCTTTTTTTGACCGTCCTGCCATGTCATATTTCCATGCTCTACCGTTTGAGGATACAAGTTGCTTGGTTACAAGCAACAAGGTGACGCGATGAACGAACAGGAATTCAACGCGCTCGCTCGCGACCATGCCGCCCGCGCCATGCTGGCCGCGCTGAAGGTGGCATGGCACGAGATGCGGCATACGACAGCCACACGCAGCAGCTTCACGGATGCACTCGATGCCGTGGACGCCGCCATCGCGCAAGCCGAAGCCGCAGGCATCAAGGTGGCGTCATGAGCCGACGCCAGACTTACCGCGAACGCGACAGCGCACGCGCCGCCGAAATCGAAGCCGTCCGCGCCCTGCTGGCGGCCTGTCAACTGATGATCGACGGCGATTGGATCACGGCTTGCGCAGCGGCCCGCGCCGCCATCGCCCAGGCCGAGGCCGCCGGGATCAAGGTAATGACATGACCCGCACCATCCTGAAGCAGGCCGGCGAGGCGCTGTGGGGTCCGCAATACAGGTCGGAGATGGCGCGCCAGCTCAGGGTGCACCTGCGCACGGTGATGCGGTGGGATGCCGGCGAGACGGCGATCCCGGCCTCGGCCGGGCGGCGCCTGGCCGAGCTGCTCGAGGAGCGCCAGGCACGGATCGGCTTGGTGCTCAGTCGCTTACGCAAGCCCAAGCAAGGGTGATCACGACCGGCCTCTTTTCCAGCCCGGCCACAGCAGTTCGCCGGCATCGAGGTCGGCCACGAGGCGACGGGCGTTCTTCCAGGCCGCTTCATCTTTGGTGCCGAAGTCGCTTGTATCCAAGCGACGTGGCAGTCCGCCCTGTTGCTTGGTTACAAGCAACTCGATCACGTCCAGCAGTTCGACCAGGGCCTGGCGCAGCTGCAGGATGACCTGGGCGATGTCGGCGGCATCCGAGGCGGCGAGGTCGCTGGCCAGGCTCATGTCGTTGCTTGCAGCCAAGCAACTCTCTTCAGGCGTCGGCAGCTTCGACGACGACCTCGTCTGTGACGGCTGCCGGATCTTCGGCCGGCGGCAAGGGCAGGCCATCGCCGCTCGGCGGGATCGGCCACGGCACGCGCTCCTCGATCGGCTTGTCGGCGGCCGAGGGATGGCCCTCGGGCGGCGGGGCGTCGGCCGGCTCAGGCTCGCCGCCCATCCTGGAGACGCCGGCAGAATACGTGGTCTTGTAGGTCGACATGGCGAAACTCCCTTCCACGGGAGGGCAGAGCCTACGCTGCCCATATCTGCCCGTACAGCACGATTGTCATGGGCCGGGCCGGGGGAGGCCCAGGCTGGCTCAATCGAGCCTGGCGGCCTCCCAGGTCGTTTTATCGGGCTGCAGGATGACGACCCAACTGCCGGGGTAGACGATCAGTATTTCGTCCCTGAAGTACAGCGCACTCAGGGGTTCGAAGGGTGGGTCGCCAGGGTAGCTGAGGACCCAGGTCTTGGGATTGAACGTGAGGCGAGGCGGTGCCGGGTGCCAGCCACCTGGTTGGCGGTCATGGATCTGCTCCTTGGCGGGGCGTGGATCGTGCTCGCTGAGGAAGCCTGGGATGAAGCCCCAGTCTTCGGGGTCGCCGCCCAGGATGGTGATCATGGTTCGGCTCTGAAGGCTTTTGCCTTGGCGATGGCTGAGCGGGCTAATCCGTAGGCTTCATCGAGATCGAGGTATTGTTCGACGAATTGTTCCAGAGCCACCTGCAATTCATCGATCAGCGCCTGCTGCTGACCGGCAAACTTGCCGGCCTCGAAGAGCTTGTGGTTGGCAGCGATCAGCTGCTGTTGCAGCGCCAGCACCTCATCATCTCGCTTGGCGATGTACTTGGCCGCCTCCAGCATCTCGTCCTCGGTCATCAGCACCTCCAGGCTGTCGCCTGGTTACAGGCGACGAGTGGCGCAGCAGCCCTGCTGTGGACAGGGTTTTCGGTAGCTTAAGCCTAGCTGCGCCACCAATACCGTACGCACTGCGTAGGCCAGCGTCTAGCTGTCCTACGCACATCGCACAATGCCGTGATGTGTTCTGGGTTTATGGGGATAAGTGCTGTGACAAGAACAATGTTCCTCTTGACGAAAGATTGTTGCTCGGCAAACTCATGATCTCCCTCTAGTATATGACGAACCGTCATACTCGGCGTTCTGAGGGAACACCTGGGCGGACGCAAGGGAGCCCAGGTGATGAAGGCTCTCTCCACTCATCATCCCCAGTACTAGCCTCGTACATACAGTCAGCACCGCCTTAAGGCGGTGCTGCTAGTTGCTTGGTTACAAGCAACGAGTACATGTACTAGCCTCATACATGCTCATCCTACAGCTGTTTCAGTAAGACTATCTCCAGGAAGAGAGTGCGCGCGCGCGAGGCTGTCGCCCCGCGCGTCATGACTTGAGACCATGAACAGCACGGCGGTCCTCAACCTCATGGCGGCGGCCCTCATGGAGTTCCTCCAGGCCAGCGATCGTTCGTGTACGAACGAGTTGCCTCAGAAGGCAACGATCTCTCCAGGAAGCCCATATTTGCCCGTAGGGCGCGATTGGACTACGGTGGCCGTACATGGCCTGGCGGGCTAAGCTTCGGTGCGTCGGGGCATGGCTGGGCATGGTGAGGTCAGGTTCGGCCTGGCCAGTTCTGGCACGGTAAGGCATGGCGCGCCTTTCAAGGCGCAGTCACCCGGAGTAGCGTTATGGGTGAAAGACATCGACAAGCCGCACTCTCACGCCGGCAGGTCAAATTCGTCGAGGAATTCGCCCATCTGCCCAACGCTACAGGGGCAGCGAGAGCTGCTGGATATACAGACGGACCAGGCCTTAAGGTCACCGCCAGCAGGCTGCTAACCAAGGCTAACGTAAAAGCTGCGATCGCCAAGGCCGAGGCTGAGATCGTGGAGGAAATCACGCCTAATCGGGTCAAGCGTCGGCTACACGAAATCTCCCACGCTTCTCAAGAGGCCGGTCAGTTCGGGCCCGCAGTACGATCTGAAGAGCTGCTTGGGAAGAGCCTTGGTATGTGGGTCGATGCGTCGATCTCGCTGACCGGCACCATGAGCGACAGCCACATCGCTGCGCTGCTCGAACTGGCGCGCAAGCGGCAGCAGGAGCCGATCGACCTGCTCGATGACCAGAACCCACGCAGCAACTCCTCACAGAGCGAGAACGAGGACCGTTAGATGCTGATGCCATCTGCATCTAACGAGGGTGCCACGATAGTCCACAGGTATTGCGGTGACTAAGCCTGCGTCCCGGCGCGCAACGCAGGCTGCGTCCACGTCCACGCCTCGACGTGGCAACCTGGACGTGAACGTGCGTCAGGATGCAGGCAGCGTGGACGCAGGCGCTCGTAGCGATGCTGAACGTGCAGGGACCATGCTACTTAAGGCCCCCCGGGGGTCGACCACCCCGGCCGGGGGCTCGCGCGCGCGCCACCCCCGCTCTACAAAACCCAACCACCACTCCCCTTCTGGTGGCGTGAAAGACCCCAACCACCACTCCCCCATTACGCGCCAGAAAAAATATGAAAATGCTCTACCTGAGGATGCTACGCATTCAGTAGATCCTGGGATGTTGCTGGGGGTTGGTGGGGTTCAGCTTGCTGTGGCCACGGAACCCCCCGGAACCCCCACGGGAGGGGTTTCCGGGGGTTCTACGGTGCCCGTACAGCCCGTACAGGGGGTCTGGTCGACGATCGTGGCAACCTACCGGGACAGGCCCGTAGCCTTTGTCGAGGACCTGCTGATCAGGAACTACCCTGATTTCAAGATTGAGGACTGGCAGAAGCGGTTTCTGAAGGCGGTTGGGCGGGGGGAGCGCAGGATCAGCGTCCGGGCGGGGCATGGCGTTGGCAAGAGCGCGGCGTGCTCGTGGGCGTTGATCTGGTTCATGTTCACGCGGTACCCGCAGAAGAGCATTTGCACGGCGCCGACCCAGAGCCAGCTTTTTGACGCTCTGTTCAGCGAGGTCAAGCGCTGGGTCAACGAATTGCCGAAGTTCATGAGGGACCAGGTCGAGGTCTACTCAGACCGGATCGAGTTGAAGCAAAGCCCTGAGAACAGCTTCATGTCGGCGAGGACCAGCTCCAGCGAGCGCCCGGAGGCGCTGGCGGGGGTGCACAGCGATCATGTGCTGCTGGTGGTCGACGAGGCCAGTGCGGTGCCTGAGGCGGTGTTCGAGGCGGCGACCGGCTCGATGTCGAGCTTCAACGCCACCATGGTCCTGATCTCCAACCCTACCCGCAATACTGGGTTGTTTTTCAAGACCCACCATCAGCTGAGCCAGGACTGGTTTAGGCTGCATGTCAGTTGTCTCGACAGCCGTTTGGTGCCGCCGGATTTCATCCGGCAGATCAGGTCGACTTATGGCGAGACGAGCAGCGCCTACCATGTCCGGGTGCTGGGCGACTTCGCGCCGCGCGAGGACGATGTCCTGATCCCGGCCGAGCTGGTCGATGCGGCGATGAACCGGGACGTCGTGCTCGATGTCGGCGAGCCGCTGGTCTACGGCCTCGACGTTGCGCGGTTTGGCGACGACCGCACGGTGTTGTGCAAGCGGCAGGGCAACGTGGTGATCGAGTTCAGGACCTGGAGCGGCCAGGATTTGATGCACACGGTGGGCCGGGTGATCCACGAGGTCGGCGTCGATGGCGGCACGCAGGACAGAGCGGGCCTGTGGAAGGGTGGCCCGGCCGAGATCTGTGTCGACAGCATCGGCCTCGGGGCCGGCGTGGCCGACCGGCTGCGGGAGCAGGGTTTCAACGTCCGCGACGTCAACGTGAGCGAGGTCTCGGCGCTCAACCCGACGGCGGCCAAGCTCAGGGACGAGTTGTGGCTCACCTTGAAGGACTGGCTGGGCAAACGAAGCTGTCGTTTGCCCCGCAGCGACGAGCTGCGCGGGGAGCTGGTCGGGCCGACCTACACGTTTCTCTCGAACGGCAAGATCAAGGTCGAGAGCAAGCAGGACATGAAGCGGCGGGGTCTCAGGAGCCCGGATATCGCTGACAGTCTTTGCCTGACCTTCTCGGGCCCGGCCGCCCTGGTCGGCGGCCGGGGCTCGTTCTGGGTCAAGGGCAAGTGCCTCCAAAGAAACATACGCGGCGTGGTTTAGGATGGCCGGGTTGCTCACTGACATCGACGAGACGCAGCTCAAGAATTTTCGGGCAGCTGACAAGGCGTTGAAGCTGACGCCCGAGGAGCAGGCGCTTTACCGGCGACACCTGGAGAATTTGTGGGGCAGTGGTGGCGTCGACAATCCTGATGGCAGTCGGTCGAGCCTCTACCAGGCGGTCGAGCAGGGACCGGGCGGTCAGTATCACAACATCCCGACAGTGTGGGATGGCGCGATCCTGCAGCCCGGCCAGGCGCGCAAGAAGGTCGACGCGGTCGGCTGGGACAAGTTCCCGGCCTACGAGACGCCGGAACAGGCCGACGACCGCTACATGCAGATGCACGACTACATGAACCGCGATACTGGCGACTACTTCGCCGTGCGTGGGCCACAGCCGTTGCTGCCGCAGGGTCTGCTTGGAAGGGGACTGTGATGCCTGACGGAACATCCTCGTCCCTCAGCCAGGTCAAGATCAGCGAACTGCCGGTCGCACCGACCGTCAATGATGCCGATCAGCTTGAAGCCAATCAGGCAGGCACCAGCCGCTCGATCACGGTCGCGCAGATCAAGGCGGCGGTTCCCCTGCCGCCGCTTGGCGTGCCGGCCGAGCGGTTCGGCGCGGTCGGTAATGGCGTGCATGATGATACGGCGGCTCTACAGGCCGGCATTGATTTCCTTTTCGCGCGGGGCGGCGGGGTGCTTGCCCTGACCGGGCGCTACCTGGTCGACAGCGCGAACCTGGTGGTCAAGGATCGCGTGTTTCTTCAGGGCACCTTGGAGAATTTCGGCGTCCCGACGTGGCTCGCGCCGTTTGATTACAGCGGCATCCAGAGCTGCCTCGTCATCAATTCCGCCTACACGATCCAATGCTACGGACGGAGCGGCGGTCTGCGCGGGCTTGCCATTCTGCGCAAGGGCCTCACCGTTCCCACCGATCTGGCGAGCGGCCAGGCTCTGAAATTAACCTTGGCCTCTGGCGGCACGGCGGTCACGCTGGGCGACGGCACGCCCAGCGGCAACGGCGCCGACTTCTACCTCGGCCACCTGTTCATCGCCGGCTTCAACTGGGGCATCTACACCAATTACGCCGACCGCTACCGCATCGAGTACATCAGCGGGCATAACTGGGCGGAAATCTACTCGGCCCACACCTACGACATGGGCCACATCAACAACTGCCATTTCTGGCCGTTCCTGGTGGCCGGTCAGTCGTGGACCCTGACCGGGGACGTGTGGCGCACCTATCGCGGCGTGTTCCTTGAGCAGGGGACCGACGGTACGGTCGTCACCGATGTTTTCACCTTCGGAAAGTCGGTCGGGTTCGAGAACACGGCAGATATCGTCAGCTACATCGGCTGCTGGTGCGATGGCAGCGCCACGGGAACCTACGCGGGGTCGGTCGGCTTCAAGATTTCGTGGCCCGCCAAGACGACGCGGCTGATCGGCTGTTCGGTGTCGCAGCAGGATAATGGCGTGGTGATCGACACCCATTCGACGCCCTATGCCGGCGACACGATGTTCATCACCAACGGCAACTTCTTCGGCAACATCACCAACGCCGTGCTGGTGACCAACGGACAGGCCGTCGTGAGCGGCACTGCCCTCGCCAACAGCACCAACGGCCTGAATGTTCAGTCAGGCCGCGCCGTGATGTATTCAGGTTGCATATTCGACAGCTGCACCAATCCCGTCGTCTTTCCCAGTCCTGCAACTTCACTGCTTCGGCAGTCCAGCAAGAACCTCTTCGTGCGCTGCACCGATCCTGTCGGCAACAACCTCGTCGGCCAGACTACTTTCACTGGACCCGATAGCCCGACGAGCGTGCGCATTGCCGGTGCTACCAAGGGCATCCGCTTCGGCACCGACAGCACCGGATCGCACATAGACGGTGTTGACAGCACCGGCACCGGGTCTTTCCAGCCGCTGTTTATCAGCGGCAGCGCAGTCAACATCACTGCTCCGGTCAGTACCACTGGCAGCGTCAGGACAAATTACCAGACAGCCATCGCAGCAGGCAGTGCCAGCCAGTCACTCATTATGGGCTCAGGCGTTGCCAACTTCGGTGTCTTCTACGGCTCCGGTGCGCCAACATTCGCCGCCGCAGCCAACTCGCTCTACATGCGGAGCGACGGCAACAGCACGACGACGCGCATGTACGTCAACACCACGGGCTCGACGACATGGGCCACCGTTACAACTTCAGCTTAGGGAGACTTGCAATGCACGACATGATCAAGGCCCTCGCATGGCTGTACCGTCCCCGTAAATACATCCCGATACAGGGCTACTGAGGAAGCATGTCCGCCTGCTGGCACACCCAACCGTCATCCTCCACGACCTGGAGCTTCGATCTTTCAGGTCTCGGTGAAGTCGTTCGCCTGGCCGAAGACGGTCGCGTGCGTGTGACCGAGCAGACCATCGTCCGCATCATCGAGCGCATGGGCATGCAGTGGACCTCCGAGACGACGCCACCCTTCAACAACTGGGTGACCGAGATCCAGCCTGATGCCTTCGACGACACCGCCTTCGACCCCTGTGCATTTGAGTAAGCCCATGACCGTCGATCTTCGTCATCTCTTCGTCTCGCCGGTCACCGGCACCAACTCCAACCGGCTCGTCCAGGGTCCCAACTGGAACGAGGGCCATAATCTCCAGCAAGGCCCTCAGGCCCTGCTGGGGCGCAGCGATGCCGTTGCCGGACAGGCGCCCACGACCGAGGTCCCACTCGATCCCGCGACCATGGCGTTTGTCGGCGGCAAGCTCGCCGCCATCAGCCCGACCAGCCTGCCGCCGAGCGGGTTGGCCGGCGGTGATCTGGCGGGGACCTATCCAAACCCGACCGTCAAGCCGTCGGTTACCAACGGCCAGGTGCTGACGACGGTCGGCGGAGTGTCGGCATGGGCCACGCCTGCGCCAAGTGGCGGTAGCGTTACCAGCACGTCGGTGGTGAGCGCCAACGGTCTGGCCGGCACGGTGGCAACCGCAACGACGACCCCGGCGATCACGCTCAGCACGACCGTCACCGGCATGCTCAAGGGCAACGGCACCGCGATCAGCGCAGGCACTGCCGGCACCGACTACATGACGCCGGCCAACGTGAGCGCCGCCTATCAGCCGCTCGATGCTGACCTGACGGCACTGGCTGGGCTCAACGCAACGGCAGGACTGGTCGAGCAGACCGCAGCGGCGACCTACACCAAACGCCTGATCGGTGTCGCCAATACGACCGACATCCCGACGCGGGCCAATGCTGATGCGCGCTATGCGCCGATCTCGGTCAATGGCACGGTAACTGGTGCGTCGGTGGTCTCGGCCAATGGCTTCGCCGGCACGGTGGCGACCGCAACCACGACGCCCGCCATTACCTTGTCGACCAGCATCACCGGCATGCTGAAAGGCAACGGCACGGCGATCAGTGCGGGCGTTGCCGGCACCGACTACATCACACCGGCTGGCCTGCCGACCAGCCTACCGCCCAGTGGGACGGCAGGCGGTGGCTTGGCCGGCACTTATCCAAACCCGACGATCAAGCCCTCCACCACCAATGGCGACGTGCTGACCACAGTGGCCGGTGTGGCGACATGGGCAGCCGCCAGCGGCGGCTCAGGTTCTTACCTCCCGCTCACAGGCGGCACGCTCACGGGGCCGCTGACCGGCACGACGGCGACATTCAGCGGCGATGTAACCAGCAACGGTTCAGCCGGTAATTTCCGGCAACACGCCTTTCAGACTGCTGGTGTTTATCGCTGGACGATGGGGGCCGATAACGTCGCAGAAGGCGGCACGGCTGATGGCAGTGATTTTGGTATTTACCGCTTCGATAATACCGGCGGGTTCCTGGGACGAATTTTCCAGATATCTCGCGCAACAGGCGCGGCGACGTTTAGCGGCCCGTTGAGCGCGACGACGGCGACTTTCAGCGGCACTGCTGGTGTTGGCGGTGCCGGTGCTGGCGCAGCGATACTCAGCAACGGTGCCAGTACTAACACCGGCTATATCCAGTTCAACCAGCCGGACGGCACACGACGCGCTTACATCGGCTTTGGCGGCAGCACCGTTGGAACAGGCATTGTCTACGCGACTGATGACGGAGGCCCGCACGCATTCAGCGGCCTTATCAATGCCAACAATAAACTCAAGGTATACGGCACGAACGCTCAAGAAAGTCTCAACGTCTATGATACAAGCGGCGTCAAGTATCTAACTGTTAAACCGGAAGTAGCGACCAACACGGGACAGATTGGTTACTTCACCGGCTCTTTCTGGGGGACGCTGGATATTCCCAGTGCGCTGACCGCCACGACGGCGACGTTCAGCGGCACTGTCATGGCCCCCGGCGCGCAAATCCAGATGGTGAGCACCGAGACCGGCGCGGTGGCGACCGGCACGACGACCATCCCGGCCGACGACACGATCCCGCAGATCACCGAGGGCGACCAGTATATGTCGCTCGCCATCACGCCCAAGAGCGCCACGTCGAAGCTGGTCATCGAAGCTCTGTGGCAGGGGTCGTTTTCTGCGACAGGCGCGTTTCTCATAACAGTTGCGCTTTTTCAGGACGCCACGGCGGGTGCTTTGGCCGCGACCTGGGCACCATCGCCAACCAGCGGTGCCGCCATCTCCACCAGCCTGCGTCATGTCATGACCAGCGGCACCACGAGCGCAACGACATTCAAAATACGCGTCGGCGGCAATACGGCAGGCACGACGACGTTCAATGGTTTCGGTGGCGGCCGCCTTTACGGCGGCGTCATGGCCTCCAGCATCGTCATCCGCGAGGTCGCGCCGTGACGCTACACAACACCTGGACGTAGGAGACAATCATGGCACTCAACAAGAACCATCAGACCCATCAGGACATGACGGCGGCCTTCGATATGGCCGACAAGAACACGCCGCGCGACAGCCTGGGCGGCGCCACCTATGGCATGGGCGCCAAGGGCATGCCGCGCACGCCGGCCCAGCAGGCCAGCGTCAAGAAGGCGGCGCTGAAGTCGGCGACGGCGCGCGGCGCCCGCGCCGGCACCCTGGAGGCCGGGCGCTCGCCCAAGGCGCCGGTCACCCCGGGCCCGGCGGCGCTGCAGGCGCCGTCGAGCCTGGTCAAGCCGGCCGGTGTGTCGACCGGCTCGCTGTCGATCGCCAAGCCCAGGAAGGGACTGCTGTCACTATGACCGAGCAGGAGTTCCGCCGGAAATACCCGCACTCGACCGACGAGCAGGTCCGGCTCTATGCCGAGGCGGTTGCCGCAGAAGCGGCCGGCCACATGCCGGCCGTCGAGCCCGACATCCCGATGGCGATGGTGACTGTCCCCGAGCGTGTGATCCCGACGGTTACCACCTATGCAAGCAGCTTCTTTGCTCGCAATTTTCACCTCGACGATGTGCCGCCTGAGTGGACAGCGCCCGACTGCACGGGCGAGATGCGCGAGATCCTGCTCGGCCGGCACGGCTTCAACGCGGGCCTGTCGCCCGCGTCGAGGCAGCGCCTCGAGACGACCGATATGACCGAAGACGAGATGCTGGCAATGCTGGTGGGCGCGCCGAGCGCCCGGGAGTTTGCCGATCTGGCGTAGTTACAGGAGGCCGCGTACATGGCCGACATTGCTTATTCCAGCGGCTCCGGTGGCCGCACCGTCGCCGACGTCGATGACCAGCACGTCTCTTCGGCGCGCGCCTCCGACACCGCGCCCGAGCCGATGGACGATGCGCAGTTCGCCATCACGGTGAAACAGGCGCTCGACGATGCCGTCGACTACATCGACGGCTACGTCGCGCGCCAGCGCGCCAACGCCACCAGCTACTATCGGGGCGACCTGTTCGGCAACGAAGAGCCTGGCCGCAGCCAGATCGTCATGACCGAAGTGCGCGACACCGTGCTCGCCATGCTGCCCAGCCTGCTGCGCATCTTCACCACCTCCGAGCAGGCTGTCACGTTCGAGCCCCGGACGAAGGAGAAGATCGAGCAGGCCGAGCAGGCGACGGATTATGTAAATTACATCCTATACACCGACAACAGCGGTTTTTCGATTTTGTACGACGCCATGAAGGACGCCCTGGTGCGCAAGTCGGGCGTGCTCAAGTGGCGCTGGGACGAAGACGTCGAGATCGCCGAGTACGAATTTGAAAACCTGACCGATGGTCAACTCCAGCAGGTCATCACGACAGAAGACGTCGAGGTGCTGGAGCAAAAGTCGAAACCAGATCCCAACGCGGCACCACCATCGATGTCGGCGGGCCTCCCTGCACCTCCCCCGTTGCCCGGCCCGCCGCCGGGCCCAGGTGGGCCTCCCCAGGGTCCACCTGGTGCGCCTCCTCCTCAAGGCATTCCGATGCCTCCTGGCATGATGCCTCCCGGGCCTGCGGCGTCGGCTATGCCGCCACCCATGGGGGGTCCGGCACCAGGTGGGCCCGCTGGCCCACCGCCTGGCATGATGATGCCACCACCGGGACCACCACCACCGCCGCCCATGCTGCACGACATCCGGGTGCGGCGGCGCTACAGGAAAGAGCGCGTCACCGTCGAGTGCGTGCCGACCGAGGAATTGCTGGTCAGTCGCGACGGACGCGACCTCGATCATTGCCTGCTGGTCGCCCATCGCAGCCTCAAGACCTACAGCGACCTGGTGAAGATGGGCTACACCGCCGACCAGCTCGACAACATGTCGGGCCTGGGTGACGTTTTCATGTGGAACGTCGAGGCGGTGACGCGCAACCCGGCGATCAACGCCTTCAACCAGATGCCATCGTCCAACGACGGCAGCGCCACCAAGGTCGTCTACAACGAGTGCTACGTCCTGATCGACAAGGACGGCGACGGCATCGCCGAGCGCCGCAAGGTCTGCATGGTCGGCAACACCGTGCTGCACGACGAAGTCGTGAACGAGGTGCCGTTCGCCATCCTGTGCCCCGACCCCGAGCCGCACATGATCATCGGCAACTCGGTTGCCGACCAGACCATGGACCTGCAGCTGCTCAAGTCCAACGTCGTGCGCAACACGCTCGACAGCCTGGCGCAGTCGATCCATCCGCGCACGGGCGTCGTCGAGGGCCAGGTCAACATGGACGACGTCATGAACGTCGAGACCGGCGCCATCATCCGCATGCGCGCGCCCGGCATGGTGCAGGAGTACAGCACCACCTTCGTCGGCCAGCAGGCGATGCCGATCATCGCCTGGCTCGACGAGGTCAAGGCCAAGCGTACCGGCGTCGTGCCGGCCTCGGCCGGCCTCGATCCCGACGTGCTGCAGAGCACGACCAAAGCCGGTGTCGACGCCACCGTGCAGGGCGCCCAGGAGCGCACCGAGATGACGGCGCGGCTGTTCGCCGAGAACGGCATCAAGCGGCTCATGAAGGGCATCCTGCGCCTGGTCTGCCGGCATCAGGACAAGCCGCGCATGATCCGCCTCAGAGGCAAATGGTTTGAATGCGATCCGCGCAGCTGGGACGCCGACATGGACGTGATCGTCCACGTTGCGCTCGGCCGGGGCACCGATGCCGACCGGCTGCAGGCGTTGGCGCTGATCGCCACCAAGCAGGAAGCCATGTTGGCGATGGGCGGCATGACCAACCCGATCGCGCCGGCCGACGCCTACCACAACACACTGAGCCGCATGACCGAGATCATGGGCTACAAGAATGCCGATGAATTTTTCCCGCCGATCAACATGCAGGCGATCCAGCAGCAGCTCGCCCAGCAACCCCAGAAGCCCGATCCCAACATGCTGGTGGCGCAGGCCCAGATGGCGAAGGTCCAGGGCGAGCTGCAGACCAAGCAGGCCCAACTCCAGCTCGACCAGCAGCGCGCCCAGATGGACGCCCAGCAGCAGCAGATCGATGCCCAGCAGAAGTCAGCGCAACAGCAGATCGACGCCCAGCTCAAGCGCGAGCAGATGCAGATGGATGACCAGCTGAAGCGCGACCAGATGAAGCTCGACGCGGTGATCCGCCTGCAGGGCCTCGAGTTGCAGTACGGCACGGCGACGTCGTCGAGCAACGTCGAGGCCGAGCTTGACCAGGCGAACCTGCTGGCCGACGTCGCCAAGCATCGCGAGCGGCTGGTCATGGAGACGCATGCCGATCTTGCCAAGCACGCCATGACGATGGACCAGAAAAACCACGCGGCTGAGCTGATGGCCGCAGCCAAGAGGGAGCAGCCCAGTGGCGGCGCCGCAGCTCAGTGACGAGCAGCTCGAAATCGTCCGCAAGTTCGTCGAGAGCGACGCCGCCGAGGTGTTGTTCAACCAGATCGAGGCCAACACCATCGCCGACTGGGTCATGTGCGAGGAGCCTGTGGGCCGTGAGACCTGCTGGCGCGAGCTGCAGGCTATCCTGCGGCTGAAGAATACCCTGCGCGACAGCGCAGCCATGAAACGGCTGAACGAGCGCAACCAGGAGCGTGTACGGGCCTATACGACATAGTACGACTGGAGTATAAAGCGATGCCGACCACCACCGCTGATCAGCCCCAGGGGCCCAGCCTGGAGGAAGCGGCCCAGCGCATGGAAAGTCTCCTGGACCTCGACGACGGCAACCAGGACACCACCAGCCAGGCCGACAAGGAAGCCCCCGCCGAAACCGACGAGGGCGTTGCAGCCGACGCCGAGACGGAAGAGACACCCGCGCAAGCGGAGACCGCCGAAGCCGAGGCAGCGGAGACCGACGACGACACCGAGGCGACCGGCGCCGAGCAGCCGCAGATGGTCACCGTCAAGATCGACGGCAGGACCGAGACGGTACCGCTCGACGAGGCGCTGCAGGGGTATCAGAGGCACCGCGACTACAGCCGCAAGACTGCGGACCTTGCCAACGAACGCCGCCAGGTGGACGAGCAGGCCAAGGCAGTCAAGGAAGAGCGCCAGACATACGCCACCATGCTCGTGGCACTTCGCAACCAGCTCCAGACGGGGCAGGAAGCGGAACCCGACTGGAACCAGGTGTACGAGGCCGATCCCATCGGATATGCGCGCAAGCGTGACGAGTGGCGCGACAAGCAGGACAAGCTGGCTGCGGCCAACTACGAACTGCAACGCCTACAGTCCGTGCAGCAGCAGGAGCAAGCCGAGAACCTCAAGCAGGTCGTGGCGCAGGGCCGACAGAAGATGGTCGAACTGCACCCCGCCTGGAAGGACCAGAAGGTCTGGGACGCCGATCGACAAGCCATTGTCGCCTACGCGCAGACCCGAGGTTATTCACCCGAGGAGATCGCGCAAGCCTACGATCCGCGTGCCATCGTGAGCCTTCACAAGGCACGCCTGTACGACGAGTTGATGGCCAAGCGGCCCCAGCCCGTCGTATCGCGAGGACCGAAGGTCGCCTCTGCCGGCGCAGCACCCCAGGGAACCGCCTCGAGGCTCAATGCGGCCCAGCAACGTCTCGCCAAGAGCGGCAGCGTCTCCGACGCGGCCAAGGTTTTCGAGCAGCTGCTCTGAGCGCAGGCCTTCAGAGGCCAAGGGGCGGCTGCCAAGCGTGAGGCAGAGCCATGGCGTTGATTACCAACACCCTGACCCGATACGACGCGACGCGCGCGGTTCGGGAAGATCTTTCAAACATGATCTACAACATCGCGCCCGTCGATTGCCCGGTGATGAGCAACGCCGGTCGCGATACGGCGAAGCAGACGTTCTTTGAATGGCAGACCGACGTGCTGGCTGCGCCGGTCAACAACCCGGTCCTTGAAGGCGATGACATCACCGGCACGACCGACCTGCGCGCGCCGACAGCGCGTGTGAACAACTACACTCAAATCAACCGTTCTATAATCACAGTCAGCGGAACACTCGAGGCTGTAGATAAAGCAGGCATGAGGTCATACCTGGCCTACGAACTCGCGAAAGCAGCGAGCGAGCAAAAGCGCAACATGGAGACCGCCGTCACCGGCACGCAGGTCGGTGTCGCCGGTTCCGACAGCGTGGCGCGCAAGACGGCCGGCATGGGCGCGTGGATCATCTCCTCGTACATGCCCGGCGCGACCGGCGTCGCGCCGATCATGACCAGCCCCAACAACGGCACGCCAACCACCGCTGCGGTGCCCGGCACCCCTGCGGCCTTCACCGAGGCGATGTTCAAGACGGCGCAGCAGAACATCTGGACGCAGGGCGGCGATCCCAAGGTCGCCTTCATGAATGCCAAGCAGAAGGGTGCGTTCTCGACCTTCGCCGGCATCGCCACGCGCTATCGCGATGTGCCGGCTGGCAAGATGGCCACCATCGTCGGCGCGAGTGACGAATATGTCGGCGACTTTGGCACGACGTCGGTCGTCCCCGACCGCTTCATGCCGGTGAACCTCGTCTATATGGGCGACACCGAATACCTGTCGCTCGCCTATCTCCGAAACTTCCGCACCGAGGTGATGGCCAAGACCGCCGACGGCGAGAAGCGCATGATCCTGTGCGAGTGGGGCGTCCGCATGAGGAGCGAACGCTCGTGGGCCACCATCGCCGATCTCAACTGATCTCTTCCTGGTCTCTCTGCGCGTACGTGCAGAGGGGGCACCTGGAGGGCGGGAAGCGTAGCGTACGCCCGCCCTCCATTTTTCCAGGAGGGTCAGATGACGAAGCGTCTCTTCGCCGTCGACCCGCTCTCGGGCACGGCGTCCTACGTCGACTATGACGAAGCCACCGACACGTTCACCCTGGTCGACGAGGTCGACCCGGCCGACCTGATCGAGTGGAACAAGCGACTGTTCAACGACGCGCCCGACCGCTGGGGCGATGGCGCCAGCGCCGCCCGGTTGCCGGCGCTGCTGCGTCACCAGCTCGTGCAGGCGGGCATCTGGGACGATCCCAAGGCCAGGGCGAAATGGTTAAATGACAGTGATAATAGAGCTTGGCGTATCAGACCGGGAAAGGTGTGAGGTATGCAGGCTCGCTTTGAGAAATTCGTATCACCGGAACCGAATAGCGGATGCCATCTCTGGATGGGGACCGTTGATGACTGCGGATACGGACTGTTTGGTGTCGGCGGTTCAGGCAATAGTCGCCGCGCTCA